GGGGCAAAAAAAAGTACCAGACATTAAGGGCGATGCATACGGCACAATGAATGAAAAGCAAGCGGGTTCTTACGACACTATTTCTATTCCAATAACCGCCCCCGCCACCCCCGAAGCAAAGCAATGGGAAGGCTGGGGGACTGCACTCAAACCCGCACTCGAACCGATTACAGTGGCTCGCAAGCCCTTGATTGGCACGGTAGCCGAGAACGTCCTGCAACACGGGACGGGTGCGATTAACGTGGATGGGGGAAGGGTGGGGACGGAAGCAACCATTACTCGCCATACGAGAAAAGCGGAAGGTACGGGAATTGGTTGGCATCCGATAAGCACGGGTGAGATTACAATACATTCGGGCCGCTGGCCCGCCAACTTCATCCACGATGGGAGTGAGGAATCCACCGACCTGCTTGGGGCTTCGGCTCGTTTCTTCTACTGCGCCAAAGCAAGCAAAGCGGATAGGGGCGAAAACCACCACCCCACCGTCAAGCCCACCGACCTCATGCGTTACCTTTGCCGACTTGTAACCCCACCAAGCGGAATCGTCCTCGACCCGTTCATGGGGTCAGGCTCAACGGGCAAGGCAGCGATGCTGGAAGGCTTTGCGTTTGTCGGGATAGAACGGGAAGCAGAGTACATCGAGATCGCCAAGGCTCGCATTCAATCCGCAGTCGGCTTGCTTTAATGTTTACCCTCACGACCGCTATCAGGCGAATCCGTCGGATGACGGCCCGGAAGAAGGTCATCCAAGGCGGAACAAGTGCGGGGAAAACCCTCGCCATCCTTGCGGTCCTCATTGACATCGCAGCAAAGAACAAGACCGAGATTTCGGTAGTTTCCGAATCCATCCCCCACCTACGGAGGGGAGCAATCAAAGACTTTGCCAAGGTCATGCAATGGACGGGCCGATGGGTCGCAGACCGATGGAACAAGACCCTGCTCACCTATCACTTCGCCAACGGTTCAATCATCGAGTTCTTTTCGGCTGATTCCGAGGCAAGGCTCCGGGGTGCAAGGAGGCAGGTCGTTTACATCAACGAGGCCAACAACATCGACTTTGAATCCTACTACCAGTTGGCAATCCGTACCAGCGAGGCGATCTACATCGACTTTAACCCGACCCACGAATTTTGGGCGCATACGGAGGTCCTGCCCGAACAGGACGCAGAACTGATAATCCTAACCTACAACGACAACGAGGCCCTGCCTGATACCATCAAGCGGGACATTGAACTGAACCGCACTAAAGCCGAAACGTCAGCGTATTGGGCGAACTGGTGGAAGGTGTACGGCCTCGGTCAGGTCGGGACGCTTCAGGGAGCGATATACGAGGACTTCGAGGTGGTGGAGGGTATAGATGTCAGCCGTGCGAAATTCGTCGCCTTAGGGCTTGACTGGGGCTTTAGCAACGACCCTACGGCATTGGTCGCTATCTACCGCCAAGGGGACTGCCTGCTCATTCAGGAACTACTCTACTCCACGGGCCTGACCAACCAAGACATCGCAGACAAGTTGCGGTCGCTGGGCATCACAAGGGCTTGGGAGATCGTGGCGGATTCAGCCGAACCCAAGAGCATCGAGGAAATCTATCGGTTAGGTTTCAACATCAAGCCTGCTGAAAAGGGTCCTGACTCGGTCAGGAACGGCATCGACATTCTCAAAAGGTTCAAATTGCAGGTTACCAAGGATAGCACCAACCTCATCAAGGAATTGCGGTCCTACACTTGGGCCACCGATAAGGAAGGCAAGAACACGGGGGTCCCGATTGACTCGTTCAACCACGCCTGCGATGCAATGCGGTATGTGGCACTCAACAAGTTAAGGGTCAGTAATGCAGGGAAGTATGTTGTGGTGTAACTTTGCCCCATGAACCCCGAACGCATCCTTGACCTGCTCATCGAAATCGGCAAGACGGTTGCAGCCGTTTTCTTCATCATCACCCTTCTAACCCTCCTTTGGACCTTATGAAAGTCGTCCACTATTACCACATCTACTGCGGTGGCAACTGGCAGTTGATACTCAACCAGCACATGATGGCGGTCTGCAATTACGGCCTCATCAATGTCTTGGACGAAATCCGTGTAGGCATCGTCGGTCCACCCGAACAACGCAAGGCGGTCAAGGAGGTGCTGGAAAACTCGATGGTGGCCGATAAGGTCAAGGTCGTGGTAACCCGAACCAACGCTTGGGAGCAGGCGACGCTGACTGAAATGTACCGGGCAAGTCAGGAAGAGGAAGCCGTGTACCTGTACGCTCATACGAAGGGGGCTGCGAATCCATCCTTGACCACCCAACTATGGGGCAGGTCCATGCTGTTCTTCAACGTGGTGGCTTGGGAGCGGTCCATGCAACTGCTCGAAGGCGTGGATGCCGTCGGATGTCATTGGATAACCAAAGAGCAGTTCCCACACATGGCTGACCACAACAACCCCGAAGGCTACCCATACTTCGGGGGCAACTTTTGGTGGGCTAAGTCAAGCCACATCAAGGAACTTGGAGAACCTGCAAGGGACCACCGATTCCGAGCAGAAACTTGGGTTGGCAAGAAACCCGACACCAAGGTCTTTGATTCCAACCCCGGCTGGCCTTCGCCTGAAAAATTCGTTGTAACTTTTTGAGCATGAAACTACTCGCAAACATCGCCTACCATCACAACCCCGAAAGGCTGCCAAACCTCATCCGGGTCATCGAGGCCATCAAGTCATATCCGGTGCAGGCCGATATCTTCGTGGACACCAACGACCCCGAAGTCGTGGGGCTACTTGCGGACCAACCCGTAACGGTTCATGCTCACACGCAACTCTCACACCCTTGGATGCTGACTGCGGTCCATCGCACTCGCATTAAGGAAACCTACAAGTACTTTGACTGGGTGGCCTACTTTGAGGACGACATGATGCTGCCCAAGGAGGGCTTCGTCAACTTCACGGAGCGGTTCGATTCGATGTTTGAGGATGGCTTGTACCCGTCCTTCACTCGCATTGAAACCTACGACGACAAGGAAGGCGAATGCACTCCCGACGTGAACGAGGTTCTGCCAAGTTCGGTTTGGTGTCAGTACAACGGCAAGGACTATGTGAGCCTGCCCTTCTTCATCAACTACCACGCTTTTTGGATGTTCAGCGTCAAGAGGCTCAAGGAGGTCCTGACCCGTAATCCGGGCGAACTTGACCACATCCCGAACAACGGCCTTTACCGGGAAAGCCTTGCCTCTTTCCCAATTTGGTCATTGAATCTAAAGCCTATGCTGGAGTTCACGGAGCAGGGCGAACTTGCGGACCATTGCAAGGTCTTCCACCTAACGAACAACTACAAGCACGGAAGCACCAACATTAAAACCCTGTTTAAGAGATGAAACAACTCGACGCTTTACGCAACACCCCACGGATGTACTTCCTGCCCATCGACTACCATTCGGGCAACAACCGGGTGGACGGCCTCATTGACCTTTGTCAAAAGTACCTCAAGCCTACGGACAAGTGCGTGGAAGTCGGTTCGTTTTCGGGGGTGAGCAGTCAGGTCATCGCCCTGCATTGCGGAGAACTGCATTGCGTTGATACGTGGGACTTCGGTGGCACGATGCCAGCCGAGCAGATGTTCGACCTAATGCACTTGAATTACCCCAACATAGCCAAGGTCAAAGCAACAAGCATCGAAGCGTCCAAGCAGTATGCCGATGGATCCCTTGACTTTGTTTACATTGACGCTGACCATTCCTACGATTCGGTCCTTGCAGACATCAACGCTTGGAAGCCCAAGGTCAAGCCGGGCGGTTACATTGCGGGCCACGACTCCTATATGCCCGAAGTTCTAAAGGCGGTCATGGACTGCCTCGGTGAACCCTTGCAGTACTTCACCGACACCTCTTGGATTGTCAAGTTATGAAACTCCAAGACCTGACCATCGACCAGTTCCAACGCATCGGAGCCATTGAGTTCTCCAGCGTCCTTGGGGACTACGACAAGCGAGCAGGGGTCGTCGCAATCGTTGAGGGGGTCGATATATCAATCGTTCGAGAAATGCCCGCCAAGAGCGTCCTAAAGCGTTACAAGGCTATTATCAGCGAGTGGAACGCATTGCCTGCCCTTGGGTACAAGCGAA